TCTGTCACATCCCCGCGTGACGCCTGTCACGAATACCACGCGCAGCGATCCTGGGTACTCGATCACCAGCGCGATAATGTCCTGATGAGAAATCGTTATCTGCCCCCTGGTTTGTGCGTCACCTTTCTCGGCTTCGCACTTCTATCGGCTTGCGCCATCACTGAACCGGTAGTGGTGATCGGCAAGGATGGTCAGACCCTGAAGGGAACCACAACTGCCTCGCTCAGCGGAGGGTCGTTCAGCGCAACTGACGGGAAACTCACTTGTCGCGGAAACTACGACAGCCTCAACACGTCCGTCACAATCACGATGCAGGTGCTTTGCTCGGATGGCCGAAAGGGCTTTGTGGTCTCCACTCGCGAAGCCAACGGGACCGACGGTCATGGAACTGCGAGGCTGAACGACGGCTCAGAGTGGTCCTTTGTATTCGGCCACGCGGCGGCGAATTTCTGAGAAGGGCGTTGCCCTCACCAACTCGCGATTCTTCTCCCGCCGAGGTTTTCTCGTCTCCACTGCTGCATAGCAGCTTGCGATGCACGTTAGTTGGCTTATAGTCCGCAGCGGTCTTCGCTGAACTCAAAACAACGCAACTGCGGAGATGACCAATTAATGAGCGCGCAATGCCAGCATGTGTTCGTCTACGCGCGGCAGCTCTGGGGTGGTGGATACAATGTCGCGTGCCGGAAGTGCGGCGACGTCTACGGCTCGAGCGAGACGGCGGACCCGGATTTCCTGGCTGGGTTTAACCGCAATTCGCGTGTTCTCGCCAGGCGCAAGTCAGTCGGGGCCCGAAGACATCGGGGAGCCGACAGACCGCTGTAGGGGTTTCAGGGTGCCCGGGTTGCAGTATTGACTAGCGGTAGCGCAGCGGCTTGAGAAACTCGTTCGGCTGCGTCGTATAGCGCCAATAACTGCGACCTATCGGGCAGAAGTAAACCCGCCCGTCGATGTTCAAGTGCGTGTACTGCCCACGGTGCCAGCGACAGATCGTTGTGTCGCGCCCGAGGTCAACCGCCCACGCTTCAGCCGCCGTGATGGGCGGATCCGCGAGCGAGCTGGCAGGATAGGGGAGCGTCCACCTCGACTCCTCGGCTTGCGCAGCGTCGGTTGCTAGATCACTCAGCTTCATCTCATCGCCTTCTGCATTCGCTCCGCCCATTCAGGGTAGAGCTTATCCAGGGGTGTGAGCTTCAACCCCTGCTGACCCTCTTCGCGTCCGCGCACGACGCCACCGAAGACTGCCGTGGCCACGTACTGCAGGGCATCGTGTGGGTGTGAATACTCGTTCTTGTCCGGTGTGTCGTGATAGCGCTCCGCTGAGCCTGCGACCCTAACGCGCCTGAACTGATACCGGCCCCGGAATCCTTTGCGCAGCATCGTGCACCGTGGGTGCAGCTGCAGCTGTGGGCGTCCATTGCGCAGCGTGTTGAGCGGTTTGCGTACGGATTCCAGGCGAGCGGTGATGTTTTGCTCTCCGCCACGGATGCGGATGCCTTTACCGTTCAGCACGTCAAAACACGTTTTCTCGTCCCTGTCTCTCGACATCGAGGAGCGTTGCTCGCCGGCAGGGTCGCCCCAGTCCTCGAAGGTGAACCCAGGCCAGCGGCGCTCGCATAGCTCGAGCACGCCATCTGAGAAGCGGTGAATGCCGACATCCTCGCCGCAAAGCTCTTCGAAGATGATCCAGCGGCCATCTGGGAGGACCTGGGTAAAAACACAAGCGGGCGTGAGCCCGAAGTCCCAGCCGCGTGCGATAGACACACCTTTGACCGGCTCAACCTCGGCACAATGCAGTGCGTCGTTGTAGTCGGGATAGACGGGCTTCCCGTCCTTCACGTAACCATAAAGCCCGTCCACATAGACACGAATAAAGTCCGAGTCCATCCCCGACGCTAGATTGGCGTAGTAATTGGGAGAGAGATTCGGCAGGTTCTCGGCTTCAGGTGAGCGTCCCGATGGCTGCTTGAATATCTCAATGCTTCGGGTGTCGTCCCCGTCAGTCTTCTCCTCAAACAGTTTGTACCACCAGGAGTCATCCTCGGGAGGGTTTGAGTCCATGATGATCCCGGGATCGACGCAGCCGCCTTCGTTGCGTGATGGGTAGCGATCCACGCGGCCCTTGAGCGCGCTGATGACTGCCCATGGGACCTCGCGTGCTTCATTCACCCAGGCTGCAGTCAACTCGAGCGAGAGGAGGTTAGAGACGTGCTCGGGACGGTCGAGAGCGCGGAACAGTATCTCGACCTCGAGATCATCGAGGCGGTTCAGGTGATACGCGTGATCCGCTTTTGCATAGATGCCGAATACCTGATCCGGCAGCCAGTGCAGAAAGGTCTTAACGGTGGTGTCAGCGAGCTGGCCATAGGTGTTACGGATGCAGGCGAATCGGGCGCGCCGCTTGCCGTTCGTGAGCGGCTGGCGTTTGGCCAGCTTCACCAGCTCGATAACGCAGCCCGAGGACTTGCCAGAGCCAAACGGGCCCATGAGCCCGCGAATAAACGCCCTCGACTGACCAAAGCGCTTGATCGTCGGAACGCTGTCGTAAGAGTAGTGCCGGACGATCTCCAGGCCGTCAGCCATCGATGACTAACTTCCCGCGGATGCCAAGATCGCCGTCAACAGTCGAGCGGGAGAGTCGAGGCACCACGAATTCGGACATCTTGGCGAGCAGATCTAAGGCTTTCGCAGGGTCCTTGTCGGCCACCTGGTCAAAGAGATCCTGTGCGCGTTCGGCATTGCGCTCAACAAATGCGCTGAAGACTGCGCGAATGTCCCGCGTCGCCTTGTTGGGGATGCCCTTACGTGAACCGCCACCTGTTTTCCTGCCGAGAGCCATCACACTACCATCGCACCTGGTGGCACTCTGTGACACATCAGCGAGCGCGAGGCCGACGACTGCGCGCCTTGACTCAATCTGCCCGCTTTCGACCCGTATGCGACGCTATGCGGAGGAGCAATGCGGTATGCATGCGTGATTGCGCCCACCTAAGCGATGACGGTCTAGCTCAGATCATCGACTGTCCGGTGCCGTCAACGGCCGGAGAAGCTTTTGCGTCTGTGATTCCCAAGCATGGCATTTTAAGCCCTACTGTCAGGCACGCGGCCGTGGAAAAGTTTAGAAGCGAGGCTTCGCGGAATGTGACCTAATCGGTCGGGACGCTGTTAGATTCCGCCAGTCGAGCCGCAGTGTCCGCTGCTCTCTCAGCTGACTCGGCGGCAGTCCTCAGTGCTTCTGGATCGGGCGGACCCGGCTTTTGCTCGGCTAGCTTTTGCTGCTGATGACCTTCCGGGTCGGCTTGCACTATCATCGGCGGATGCTCATCGCTCCGTGCTTGGGGTTTGACACTCGGATGGGCCTCTGTGAACAGGCCAGCCTGCCTTGGCCAGAGGATAGCGATCGTAACAGTAAACGCAGCCACGACGAGCAAGCCCATCAGAAGGAGGCCCTGCCGGGATACGGACGACGACCTCGGGAGATCTTGCGAATCGTGTTTTGACATCGAGTCTACGAGTCGCGAGCTGGTACGGATGAGTCAAGAATCATATCTGTTGCCACGTCGTTGTTCATCCTCACGCGCAACTCGCTGCTGACCCTCGTGGGAATTTTTTCCGTGAGGCGTCTTGATGAGAAGGTCGGTTCTCGGCAAGATGACCGCGGCTCGGTGGACCCGAAGAATTGCTAGGCCGCCTCCCACTAGAGGAAGTGAGATCTCACGAAGCGTGTCGGCAGATTCAGCGCTGAGTTACGTTGAATAGCAAGCATCGCAAAGGGGGAATTAAGTGGGTCCAAATAGCCACGCTACGGATCGCCTGTCAACGAATCACCGAAGAGTCCAGGACAAACAGACGCCGACGCAAAATCCGCTAGGGACGAGCTGCATGGTCCGCCCTGGTGCGCTGCTGGTTGCTATTGCCTTCGCTGTCCTTGGCCTCTTCGGGGAAGGTGCGATTGCGCAGACGCCACACTCGAGCCCCAAGTCGTGTAACTACTCAGGTGGCCCGGCTTGCCCGCCCAGCGCTCCAGTTATCACCCCGTGGACTTACAACGCGATCGTGCCCCAAATCAGTGGGAACTTTCACAGCGTCGGAGACGTGGAAGCTGCGTGGACGAACTATCTGATAGCCGGTGGGATTTGCACAGTGACTTACGCCAGCCCAGTGGATATGGGACAGGATGGCTATGTCTACGGAATCCTGACTTCAGAACCCTATGTTGATGTTAACGACACGGAGACCTTCTACACGACCTCCACGCCAGCATGCTCTTTTAACCAGCAGTACACGTTCCAGTTCGACCAGTATCGCAGTGTCGGGTGCCCCAATCCGTTCAGTGTTAACTACACGAGCTCCCCGCTCATCGGTCCGTATTGCGCGGGACCCCCTACACCGCAGCAGAACCCGCTAAAGCAAGGTCCCAGCTGCTCAACAGGGTGCGGATCCGGATCGACGGGAAACTCGGGCGCCGCGGACCCGGGGGGCTCACAGACCACGCAGGGCGATCCGGTCAATGTCTCCAATGGAAACAAGTTTGAGGCCGTGACGGACTACCAGGGCATGGGGACGAACCCTCTCAAGTTTGTTCGCACATACAACTCGAGCTCCGCGTACCAGTACTGGTTTAACGGACAGCCGGCAACCCCCATGCAGTATCTTGGTGTTGGCTGGACGGCGACCTACTTCCAGTACCTGCTACCAGTCAGCATCACCGACAGCCAGACCACATACAACACCGTCTGGGCTCATCGGCCTGATGGACGGGTTCTCGCGTTCAATCTGTCGAACGGTACCTACTCTCCCGACGGGGACGTCGCTGACAGTCTCAGTCAGACGGCTAATGGGTGGCAGTACCAGACTGCTGACGACACGATCGAGACTTACAGTTCTTCGGGGCAGCTCGTCTCGATCGCTGCCCGCGGCCAGGCACCGCTGACCGTCAGCTACAACGCCAATAGCGGATTGGGAGATGGACCTATCTCGGTGGCCGATGCATTTGGACATCAATTGAGTTTCAGCTACGCGAATGATCCAAGCGGTGTATTGCGTCTGACATCGATCACAGATCCGGCTGGTAGGACCATTCAATACGGCTACAACAACAACGGAGATCTGACCAACATTACCAATGCCGACACCACGACTCAGAGTTATGCGTATAACGCCAGCAACAGCGGGAATGTAGGCGTTTTCCTGCTCACGGGTTACACCGATGAGGCTGGGGTACAGTACGCGAGCTGGGCGTACTCGGGTTCCGGCACCCAGGCAGTGGGCTCTCAACTCGCGGGCGGTGTGGCCTCTTATACGTTTTCGTATTCGACCAGCGGGAGCGGGGGTTCGGTCAGTGTCACTGACCCGCTCGGACAGCTGCGGACTTTCAATCAATCAT